TGTAGAAGATTTTACAGAACCTGAAAATTTCTTAGCGATTAATACTATAGAAGAACTTGATGATTGGTTCGAAGAAGAAACTAGAGAAATAAGAGAAGAAATTAGAGAAGAAAGAATTGTTGAAAGAGATGAGCTTGAAGAAGAAGTTATAGAAGAACCTATAGAAGAAGAAATAGTAACAGAAACAGAAGAAGAAAGTATTGAAGAAAATATAGAAGAATTAGAAATAGTTGAAAATAATGAATCTTCTATCAAAAATAAAAATAAAATTGTAGCGTTAAGAGTTATAAAAAATGCTTTGAATACAGCGTCTAATAGTGTTAATTATGGTTCTTCTTCTAATCAGACTAATTCATCAGGAGTTGTTAGTTCAGCTATTAGCACAAACAATAGTGGTTCTAGTTCTACAGGAGGAATTAGCACATCTAGTTCGCCTAGTATTTCAGATCAATATGCAAGTGCTACTGCACAAAATAATCAAGTTTTATCTATGAGTTCTGGTGTTGGTAGCGTTAGTGTAAGTATAACACCTATCGCATCTGTAGATGGAACAACAGAAATAGTTATGGCTGATGTGCAAGTTCAAAACGTTCAAGGTGAAATAGATACTGCTATTGGTGGGGTAATGACGCAATCAGAGGCAGATCAAATAGCTGATAAAATTATCGCACAAAATATAGAACAGCAACAAGAAGAAATGCAAGAAGAACAACAAGTTACAGGAGAATATGGAGATGAATCAAGTTTAGTAGCCTTGATAGGTTATGTGCCACAATTTAATACATATACACAATTAAATTTACCTGACCAACAGTCTTGGTATAGTTCTGAAGATATTTATAGTAATATAGTTTTAGATGATAATATAAATGCTTTTTATAATTATGCAAGCACAAATATAAATAATTTACAAAACATGATTAATGATCAGCCTAATATATGGAGATAAAAATGGATTGGTTACAAAGTAAAACAACACAATTAATAGCTTTAGTAGGCATAGTTTCTACATTAGCAGGATTCGGATGGACTGGAGCACAGTATGTTAATAGGATTGATAACCTAGAAGCTAAAATAGGTGGAATAGGAGATACTAAAGACGCACAAAAAATTATTGAAGAACGTTTTGCAAGCATAGAAACGTCAGTAGATTTTCTTGAAAAAGAATTAGATAATATATCTATTCCCGACGTTACGGAAATAAAAACAGACATAGCTACAATAAAAGCTAGTATAAAAAGTCTAGAAGAAAAAATAGAGGAAATAAAAGATGAAAATAAAAACCCTCTTGCTGGTTAGTATATTTTGTATAGGTTGTTCAACACCATCTAAATTTATACCTATAGCAAAAGATTCTAGCTTAGAGTGGAACGATAAGTTTGATTCTGATAAATGGCGAGAAAAATATAAAAAATGTGAGGCTTTTTTATATTCGGATGCTGATGCTTGGAATTGGTGTATGTATAATGAGTAAAGTTTTATTAGGTATAGTTTTAGTTTTGCTTGCTGTTTCTTATTATTTATATAACCAAAACCAAATATTACAAGCTAATAATTCTGCCCTAGAGGGTGCAGTTGCAACACAAGAAGAAGCTATTAAAACTTTACAAGCAGACTTCGAGTTACAAACACAACAATTACAAGACCTTAATATTAAAAGTCAAAAAGCACAAAGAGAACTTAACAGGTATACACAGTTTATACAAAATTATGAATTAGCTTCTAAAATATTAGCTGATCCAATAGAAATGGAAAGGAAGATAAATAATGGCACAAAACACATCATGGAAGATATTGAGAAAATCAGCACCACTGTTGATGGTCTTGATAATGGCTTGCAGTTGCAGTCTATTACCGACTAAACAAATACAAGTCTCTGCTAAACCTATCGAAAGGCAAATAGTTCAACCTATCATGCCTAGGGAAATAGATCTTAAACAACCAGAGTGGATCGCAATTACTCCTGATAATTGGGAAGAACAGCTTGCAAAGATAGAAAAACAAGAAGGTGAATTAGTATTCTTGGCTATGACAATACCGGATTATGAGATTATGGCATACAATATGCAAGAGATAAAAAGATATATTACAGAATTAAAAGACGTGGTTGTGTATTATAGAAAAGTAACCACAAATAATAATGAGTAAATCACCCGAACCATATGTGTATCAAGCTACTATAGAAAAAGTAGTAGATGGCGATACTATTGATGTTACCCTTGACTTAGGGTTTGATGTCCGCCTGTATAAACAACGCTGCAGGTTGGCAGGCATAGACACACCTGAGTCAAGGACCCGTGATTTAGCAGAGAAAAAATTAGGGCTTGCAGCAAAAGATAGATTAAAAGAACTTTGTATAGGTAAAATTAAAATACAGTCTTTTGGTAAGGGTAAATATGGCAGAATATTAGCTATACCTTATACAGAAAAGGGAGAAAATATGTGTGATATTTTAGTAAAAGAAGGACACGCAGTAGAATATGATGGTGGTAAAAAAACTAAAATTTGGGGAGATTATTAGTATGCATATATCAAGTGAAGGTATTAATTTAATTAAAAAGTTTGAAGGTTGTGAATTAGAAGCATATAAAGACGCAGTTGGAGTTTGGACTATTGGATATGGTCATACAAAAAACGTTAGAGAAGGTATGACTATTTCTAAAGAACAAGCTGACAATATGTTACTTAATGAATTAGATGAGTATTGCGAACATGTTGAAAAAGCAGTCAAGATTGATTTAAAACAAAATGAGTTTGATGCTTTAGTATCATGGACGTATAATTTAGGTCCAACAAATTTAAATGAAAGCACTATGTTAAAAGTTCTGAATGATAAAGATTTTAATGAAGTGCCTCATCAAATTAAACGTTGGAATAAAGCAGGTGGTAAGGTTTTACAAGGTTTAGTAAGACGTAGAGAAGCAGAAGCTTTATTATTTGAAGGTAAAGATTGGACTGAGGTGTAAATGGCATTACAAAAATTAATATTCAGACCGGGAATAAATAGAGAAGGCACTGACTATGATAATGAAGGTGGTTGGTTTGATGTTAATTTAGTTCGTTTTAGAAAAGGTAGACCAGAAAAATTTGGGGGTTGGTTAAAATTAACAGCTAATACTTTTTTAGGCACAGCAAGAGCTTTACATAATTGGGTTACTTTAAGTAGCACAAAGTTGTTAGGTATAGGAACTAATTTAAAATATTATATTTTAGAAGGCTCATCTTACAATGACATAACACCTATAAGATCAACTACTGCAGCAGGTGATGTTACTTTTTCTGCAACTAATACAGACGCTACAATAACAGTAACAGATACTGCACACGGAGCAGTAAAAAATGATTTCGTTACTTTTTCTGGTGCTTCTTCTTTAGGCGGTAATATAACTGCTGCTGTATTAAATCAAGAATATCAAATAGCTAGTATTGTTAATGCAAACTCTTACACAATAGAAGCTAAAAATACTAGCGGAGTAACTGTTACTGCTAATTCTAGCGACACAGGTAATGGTGGGGGATCTGTTGTAGGGGCTTATCAGATTAATACTGGTTTAGATGTGTTTGTTGCATCTAGTGGTTGGGGTGTAAATACTTGGGGTGATGGAGGTTGGGGTTCTACTTCACCTATATCTGCATCAAATCAATTAAGACTTTGGACACATGATAATTTTGGTGAAGATTTAGTTATAAACCCTAGAGGAGGGGGCATTTTTTATTGGGATCAAACTAATGGTCTAAACACTAGGGCGGTGGCTTTATCATCATTATCAGGAGCTAGTTTAGCACCTACAGCAGGACTGCAAGTTATAACTTCAGAAACTGATAGGCATTTAATAGTTTTAGGTTCTGATCCATTAAACGCTAATGAAGATGCTAGAACAGGAACTTTAGATCCTATGTTAATAACTTTTAGTGATCAAGAAAATCCTGCAGTATTCAAACCTTTAACTACTAATACTGCAGGAAGTTTAAGATTATCCTCTGGTTCTTTAATTGTAGGCGGAGTCAAAGCTAGACAAGAAATATTAATATGGACAGATACCTCATTATATTCTATGCAATTTATAGGACCTCCTTTTACTTTTGGAATTAATTTAATTAATGAAAATTCCGGTTTGATGGCTCCAAAAGCAGCTATAACTACACCGAAAGCTGTTTTATGGATGGGATATGAAAATTTTTATGCTTATACAGGAGCTGTTAATAAAGTAAGGTGCACAGTGCAAAATTATGTATTTAGTGATATTAACAGAAATCAAGCTTATAAAATATTTGCGTTTACTATAAATAATAAAAATGAAGTCGGATGGTTTTATCCTTCTGCTTCGTCTGATGAAATAGATAGATATGTAATATATAACTATGAAGAAGATACTTGGACATATGGACAACTTATTAGAACTTCATGGTTAGACGAGGGGGTGGAAAATTTCCCACAAGCTAGTGCTAATAATTATATTTATCAACATGAAACTGGTTTTGATGATGATGGTCAACCTATGACAGGTGTGTTTATAGAAAGTTCTGATATTGATATTGGTGAAGGTGATACGTTTTCTTTTATAAATAGGTTAATACCTGACGTTAAATTTTTATCTAATTCTGGTGGCGGTCAATTAAATATGGTTACTAAAGTTAGAAACTTTCCTAACGAGGACTTATCTACTGCTAATACTAGTGAAATTACTTCTACTACAACTCAAAAACATATAAGAGCTAGGGGTAGACAGTTTGTATTTAGAGTAGAATCAGATGATGATAACGCACCTGCTAATACAGGCACAGGTTGGAGATTAGGAGCTACAAGAGTAGATGTAAGGCAAGACGGTAGAAGGTAATGGCTAAATTATTACCGACTAATTTGCCTTTTGCAGTAGATGAAGTAAGTCCAGAATTATTTAATAAATTAATTAGAATACTTGAACTTAATTTAGGGCAAGTAGATATATTAAATACTTATCAAGTAAATACCACAGATAGAGATAAACAAAATTTTAACACCGGCACTATAATTTTTAATACTTCTACTAATTCTTTACAGCTATGGGATGGGTTTGAGTTTGTAAACCTCTCTACACCATTTACAGCTAAATGTATTGTAGGAACTGCTACTTCAGCTGTCGGCTCAGTGACTGTTACTATAAGTTAAAAAACTTTATCTTATTAATAATAATAGCTATGATATAAAGTATTCAGGAGTCAATAAGACTACCTGCATCTATTTATAGATTACATAAGGATTTGTATGCAGGGAGTTTATGGCTAAAGCAAAACGTAAAGAAAAATCTATACGACGCACTACTAAAGGCAAAGGGGCTAATTACAGACCTACTAAAAGCGGAGCAGGTATGACTGCTAAAGGTGTAAAAGCTTATAGACGTAAAAATCCCGGATCTAAATTAAAAACTGCAGTAACTGGAAAAGTTAAAAAAGGCAGTAAAGCTGCAAAACGTAGGAAATCTTATTGTGCAAGAAGTGCAGGACAAATGAAAAAATTCCCAAAAGCAGCAAAAAACCCTAATTCAAGATTAAGACAAGCTAGAAGAAGATGGAAATGTTAGAAAAACAAGGAATAGGTTCTTTATCTAATATGGTAGAAAAAGATTTTGAGTCTGCACCTGAGTATGGAATAGGTGGCGAACTTAGAAAAGCATTTAAAAAATTAGGTCCTGCAATCGGGGCTACTATTGGTGCTGTTATAGGAGGACTTCCCGGTGCTGCAATCGGTGCTGGTATTGGAACGAAAACATCTGCTAGTGATAATTATGCACAAAATATGTTACTTGCTGCTGGTTTAGCCGGTGGTTTTGGTGCAAAGGGTCAAGGGTTTGGAGCTACTTTTTCAAACCCCGGACAAGCATTTAGTTCAGCTTTTGCTAATGTTGGTGATTCGACTTTAGGTAGTTTATTAGGTATAGGAGAAAAATCATCTGCTTTAGATAAAATATTAAAAGATGAAGGCTATACTAAAGTAAAAGGAGGTTATAAAAAATCTGATGCGTTTATATCTGATATAGGTGCGAATCAGCTTTTCGGTGAAAAAGCCCAAGCTGCTGCTGAGGCAGCTAAAGTAGCAGGAGATAAAACTGTATTAGATAGAATTAAAGGAGGTATAGGTAGTTTAGAAGAATTTGCTGAAGAAAACCCTTTAACAACTCAACTTGGAACACAATTAATATTTCCTAAATTAGTCGAAGCTATTTATGGTAAAGACCCATACGGAACGGAGGGTAGGTTTAGTTTTGCTGATCAAGGTCTTAGACCGGGAGTAAACCCTTTACAAAATAACCCTTATATACAAGGTTCAGTAGTAAATACACCACAGTTTCCAAATTTAAGAAATTTCGTTGGAGCAAATAGAGCAATGTTTGGTGGAAAAATAGGTTATAAAGACGGAGGACCTAAACTTGATGCTATGATGGTTAGACCTGATGGAGAAATAAGAGGTCCCGGAACACCAACAAGTGATGATATTCCTGTATACTTAAGTGATCAAGAATACGTTTTACCAAAAGTTATGGTAGATTATTTAGGTGGTGGAGATTACGAACAAGGTATAGCTAACTTAGAACAAATAAGGACGAAATTAGTATAATGGCAGTAGAATCACAACAACAAATAATAGCTCCTAACAGAATAGTGCAAGACATGATTGCAGGTGGCGGAGCAGGTATTCCCGGATTATTCCCTTTATTAAATCAACAATTAGTTAATCAGTTTTCACAACTAGGTTTACCAGATACTAACCCTTTTACATATACAGGGCAACGTATAGCTGACTTTACACCACAAGAAAGACGAGCTTTTGAATTAGGTGAACAAGCTATAGGTTCATATAGACCTTTTTTAGATAGAAGTGCTTCTTTAACAGAACAAGCTGCACAAGAATTAATGCGTAGCGGACAAACTGGTAGAGAACAAATTGCTACTGGTTTAGCACAAGCTAGAGATTTAGCAGGTAGAGGTGTTTCAAGATTAGAAGGTTCTTTAGCTCCTGAGTTAGATTTATATAGACAAGCAGAACAAGCTGCTCGTATGGGAGCAGGTGATGTAGGTCGAGGGGTAAGGGAGGCACAGATGGGCTTTAGAGGTCTTGCAGGAAGTCAAGCTCCCTTTATTTCTTCTGCATTAGGCGGTTTAGGTCAAGCAGGTCTTGCAGGTCTTTTATCTACAAGAGGTTTTGATCCTAGGTCAACGAGTGCTTTCTTTAATCCTTTTGAAGACGCTGTAGTGCAACAAACATTACGTGATGTTGGCGAAGGTTTAGCTACATCAGATATAGCTAATAGAGCACAACAAGTTAGAAGTGGTGCTTTTGGTGGAGCTAGAGGTAGATTAGCTTCCGAAGAATTAGCTAGACGTGCAGGTCGTGGAGCAGCAGAAGCAGTAGGTGGAATAAGAGCACAAGGGTTTGGTTTAGCACAAAATGCTGCACAACAAGCATTTGAAGCACAACAAGCTAGACAAGCAAATCAAGCTAGATTATTATCACAATTAGCAGGACAAACTGGTGCATTAGGACAACAAACATTAGCCGGTCAACAAGCCGGATTACAAGGTTTACTAGGTGCTACACAATTAGGTGGTGCTCAACAATCACAGTTAGCACAACAACTAGGTAGATTAGGACAAGCTGCAGGAACTGCAGGTCGACAAGTAGGTCTAGGTATCGGTCAACTCGGTTCACAACTTGGAACTTTAGGTTTAGGTGCAGGACGTTATACAGGTGCTTTAGGTTCAAGTTTAGGACAAGGATTAGGACAATTAGGCACACAACAACTTAATATAGGTAGACAGCTCCCTGCTCTACAAAGAGCAGATGTTCAATTATTAGGTAATATAGGTGGCACACAAAGAGGTATGCAGCAAGCAGGTCTTGATTTAGATTACCAAAACTTTGTTGGTCAATATAACTTACCTATGCAAACTATAGCTAATGTAGCAGGAATATTTGGTGGTCTTGCACCGTTAGCAGGTTCTACAACATCTGTAATACCGATAGGTAATCAATTTGATATGAGTTTGGGTGCAGGATTAGGTTCAGTATAAAATGAATTTACAAGATTTAGAAAGAATGATAGCTCAAAGCGGTGGTTTATATCCGTTAGATATTTATAGACGTGGCACTATACCAAGTGGAGGTGTTACTACTCTTAAAGATGTTAATCTTCCCGGAGTAAATGCACCGCAAACAGGTGGTGTATCTATGGTTAATAATATACCCACAGCTAATTTACCTACTGCTAATATTCCTACTTCTGGGGCAACAAGAACTGCACCAACTGGTAATCGATTAGACGAAATTACAAGTGATATAAGTATAGATGACGTATTAGGCGGTATTTCAAGAGACGATATAAATTTAGGTAATATAGATGATATAGCGAATATTTTAACTGCACAAATAGACCCCAGAGGCACACAAGATTCAGGCTTTTTAAAAGGTTTAATAAAAGAAGTTATTGCTGCTGGTCAATCACCACAGTTCCAACAAGGTTTTAGAGAAGCTAAAACTTCAATAAAAGAAACACAAAATGAAGTAAGAAAAGCAGTAAATAAAAGAAAAGATCTTGTTTACGGTGAATTATTAAAAGTAGCATTAGCGGAAGATAAAAACAGCAAAGCTGGAGAAAAGGTAGTAAATATTTTTGATCCTAATGATATAGATCTTCCAACAAAAGGTTTTGGCACTGGTAAAATAGTTACTGATCGAGATGGTAATGAAAAACTGTTAAAGAAAATAATGAATGAAGATGGCACCTCTTCATTCGCACCTGCCGGTGCTGCTGTATTACAGGTAAGAAATACTGGAGATGCTGAGGCTTTTTTAACTATCGGTGGTGGTGGTGCTAAATACCAAGACTATTTAAAACAAGTTGGTAACTCGGCAAACAGAGTTGCTGGTGCGTTTAATATTATTGGTCCTGTAAACCAAATGTTAGAAATAGCCACACAAGCAGGTAGTGCACCTGCAGATATAGCTGGTTTTACAGGTGCTATTAGAGGATTTCTAGGTCAGTTCTCAACTGAGGTAAAGAATTTAGAAAGATTAATAATGGTAAATTTACCTAAAGAGGAAGAAGAAAAACTTAAGAATACACAAAAACTTTTCGAAAATTTAAACACGACAGATAATAATGCAACATCAGCAAATCGATTAGAAAACGCTGTAGATGATCAAGGCAATCCTATAGGTTTCAAATGGTCTCAACTTGGAGCAGAAGTTGCGAATGATGCCATCTATAAAGCATTATTTTTAGAATTAGCTTATTATTCATTATTATTAAAAGGTCAAGAAAGTAGGGCGGTATCAGATAAAGATATTATAAATGCATTAGGCACCATAGGTGCTAATACAGGCACACGTGAGGGTGCTGCTAGAGCAATTATTAATTTTACAGCAGGAGCTTTAGATAAAGCTGAAAATGAAATTGACGGATTAGCAAAACCATATTTAACTAAAATTACAGAATCGTTTCGTAAATCTAATAATTTAAGTGAGGAAGATATTAAAAAAGATTTTACTGGTCCTATATCAACTTTATTAGATCCGAATAATATTAATTATGAAGAATTTCAAAGATATTTAAATCTTGCGAGTATTTATGGAAGATCTATTGGGAGTGTAAGAGGACCATATGAAGTTTATTTACAAAAATATTTAAATCAACCAATACAATCTCAAGAAAAGAACAATATTGAAAATATTGGACCTCCTCAAAAATCTGCCTCAGACATTGCTATTGACGCTGCTAAATCTCTTGGTATAGATATAGGTATTCAATAACATGGCTGAGCCTATTACTCTTTTAAGTCCAAAAGAATCAAATCTTTTACAAAGTATTTCAGCTTTGTCCGAAGAAGAAAGAAGTAAATTTTTTAATGAAAATCCATCAGTTCAAGATTATTATAGTAATTTAGTTAAAAGACTAGAAGCCCCTCGAACACCGGTAGATTACGATCCAACAACATTTCAAAGTTCTATACAAAAAGTTGGTGTAGGAGCACAAAAAATAGCTGATATAGCAGAGAAAACTGAAGATAAATTACCAAACATAAACCTAACACCTTTTTTAAAAACAGATTTTATTTTAAACGCTTATCAAAATTTATACAGACCTTTAGGTGAGTGGTTAGACGATGAAGAAAAAATACAAGCTGCTGCTAATTTAGGTCTTGATATAAATACTACTGGAGCAGATTTTTTAACTAGATTAAAAGCAGGATTTGGTTCAAGACAATTATCTTTTGAAGACAGTAAAAAATTATTAACAAAACAATTAGGAAAAGAACCTTATTATATAGAAGACATTCAAGGCATAGGCACAGTTTTTCAAGCTAATAAAGGTGATCGATTAGTCGCATTTAATCGTCCGGGAGCTGATGCAGGAGATATAGGTGAATTTATTGCGGAAGAGGCTTTACCATTAGGTTTAGATATTGCCGCACAGATAGCTTTAACAGGAACTTTTAAACAATTACCTGCAGGAGTTGTTCAAAATTTATTAACTGGTGGCGGAACAGCAGCTGGTTCAGGAGTAGGAACATTAGCTGGTGAATTTGCTAAATTAGCAGTAGGGCAACATTTATTTGGTTTGAATCAAGACAAAGATTATGCTGATCTATTCCAAGAATCAATCAATCCAGCACTTTTTGCAGGTGGTGGAACTGCTGTTTTTAATTCTTTAGCTTTTTTAGGCAGGGGTTTGTATAGAGCTTTAAAAGGCGAAAAAATGCCTAACGATGTTGTTAATAAAATGAATGACATGTTAGAAAATGCTAGAAAAGAAGCAAAATCTACTATAGAACCTAACGTAGTTCCCGGATTTAAACCTACATTAGGACAAAAGTATAAATCTGAAGAACTTTTAGCTTTAGAGGACGCTTTCATCAACACTCCCGGAACTGACCCCTTAGTCAGGAGAGCTTTTTTATCAAACTTACAAGACAATGAAGAGTCATTAGTTAAATTTGCAACAGAATTAGCTGAGGAATTTGGAGAGGATTTTGGTGAACAAGCAATAGAAGTTTTCGGTAGAAATTTTAAATCTGCAGCAGGAGAAAAGAAACAAAAATTACTAGATAGATTTAGAAATAACATAAAATTAAAACAAGAAAACTTAGCTATTACAACGAGCAAAATACCGGGATATGAAGGAGCAGCAGGAGATTTAGGAATACATTTATATAAAGATATACCTGAGGAGGGAGGAACTTATTTATCAAACTTAATAAAACAAAACCTTGAAGCACAAGATGCTTTATATGAAACAGTAAAATTAAGCACTGCACCATTCAGAGCAACAGTAACCAAAACTAGAAAAACACTAGAAGGGTTGCTTAAACAAAAGAAATCTAATTCTTTATTCACAGCTTTAGATGATCCGACTTTTGCAGAAAGGGTCTTTGGTAAAGACGCTAATGCTTCTAAACAATTATTTCTTAAATTATCGAATAGAGATGCACAAGGTAAATTTATAAGTCCTTTAAGTTTAGGTGAACTTTACGAAACCCGTAAACTATTAAATAGAATAAGAGGAGGTAAAAAGGAAGTAGACCTAGACCCTAAAGAAATAACTCAACTAATGAAAGCTATTGATGAAGACATTAGTGTTACTTTAAAACAAGCAGATTCAGCAGGAAATAAAGTTACTGTGGGTGAACGTGAATTTACACCAACAGAAGCATTTAATTTTGCGAAAGATCAATACACAAAAGCAAATCAATTAGCTAGAAAACAATTTATAGGTGATTTAAGAGCAGGAAAAATACAACCCTCTCAACTATTTGACGAAACTATGAACAAAAGCGTGAGAAACGCTAGTAGAAATGAATATTTTGATGATGTTTACGATGTTTTAGAATTAGGAGATGATGCACTAATTACGGATTTAAGATTTGCATTCGGTGAAAGATTAAAAGATGAAATAGCTAGACAAAAACCCTCAACTAGACAAAACGCTGTGAAAGAATTTTTAAATAATCACAGTGGTATTTTTAAAAGACTTTATCCTACAAAACAAGATCAAAAAATATTTAGACAATCTGCAAGAGATTTAGATTATGTAGCTAAAGCTAAAGTTAATTATCAAGAAGCAATAGAAAAAATAAATGCAAGATATGCTCAATTTTTAGGTAATACGGATGATGTTATTAGTAATATTTATAACATATTTAAAGGCAACCCTAATGAAAGTTTTTTACAATTAAATAGCAGAAGACGACAATTAGCTAGTATTTTAAAAACCTCACCTGAATTACAAAATCAATTTCAATTTCATTTACAAAAAATAATTTTAAATGATATAACTACAAGAGACCCTTTTATGGGTAAAATTATAGATTTAGATAGTTTATTAAAAACTATTAACGACCCTAATTTTGAAAAATCGTTTAAAATTTTCTTCGATAAAAAATATATTAATAATTTAAAAAAGTTAGCAGAAACAGCAGAATTAAGTAATAAAAGAATTATGTCCTCAATCTCTAAAGAAAGTGCACAAAATGCAAAAGACATAGTAAGACAGATTACACAACCTGTGTCTTTAGGACAAAGACTTTTTCAATTTGCACTTGGTCCTCTAAATGCAATGAGCGTTAGATTTAGATTATTTGATAAAACACAGGCTGAAAAAAGTTATGATCTTTTAACAAGACTTATTACTGATGAGACTGCTTTAGAAAGTTTTATAGAAAATAGATTTAAATCTATGAAACAAATTAAATTAAGTTCTCCTATAGGTGGTTTAATAGCACGTAATTATGATGGTATAATCAGTGATGATGAAATACCCGAAGAAGTAAGGTTATTAGAAGAATGATATCTGATAAATTAAATAATATAGAAGAAGGCATAGTATCTTTATCTAATATGACTAATCAATTAGGTAATAACCTTGATAAGATGGATACGCAAGATATTATGCGAGACGGCACTAATATTAGAAACAATCTTAAAAAAGTAGATTTCGAAATAACACAACTTAGAGGTAAATCTAAAAAAGATAATCCATCAGTGTATGATATAGAAGTAGATAATTTTAATTCGAATAAAACTAAAACTATGAAAAATAGAATTAATGAACTTATGGAGGCTACTGCAGATTTTGACTCTATAAGAGGTATGCAAGACGGTGGTATTTTGCAAGACCAAATGGTTGGTAAACCTGAAAGATTAGATCTTCCACCCGCTACGGAAGAACAACAAACTAAAGATTTAATTAGGCAAATGCCTGAACCTTTATTAAGACTTATACAAGGACAAAGAGCAGGATTTTTTCCACAACTAGGGTTTGGTTATGACCCATATAGAATAACAATTATGGATGCTTTGAATCAAGAAATACCTACTTTCCCAGAAGGGGTAGATGAAGAAGATAAAAAAGAATCACAACTTGTTCAATCTCCACCTCCTGCAGGAGGCATAGGAGATTTAGTTTTTGATCCTATAAAAGGAGTAGAGGTAAACCCGATACTTCAAAACGATATGATGAATTTTAATATAAGAGGTGGCAGTGGTGGCGGAGCACCAGATCAAAGATTAGGTTTAAGTTTAGCTAATATGGATGATTTTTTAAGAGATATAGAAATTATAAGACGATTGCCTGTCTAATTTAACCAAGATTGAAACCCATCACCTAATACTTGTTGAGCTAAATCTAATTTAGCACATAAAGTTTTTACAATTTTTTCATCTATAGTGTCTTTTACAGTTAAGTCATAATAAGTAACTTTATCATTTTGACCTATGCGGTGAGCTCTATCCTCTGATTGTAAACGTTTTTCTAAATCAAAACTATTAGAATAATAAATAACATTGTTTGCACTAGTTAAAGTTATACCATACCCTGCTGTCATTTGATTACCTACAAAAAACCTAACATCACTTTCTTGAGACTGAAATAATTCAATAGCTTGTTTTCTGTCATCAAGACCTGTGCTGCCATAATAACTAACAACACTACCACCACCATAAGTTTTTTCTAATACTTCTTTTATAGCTTTGATATTATGAACATAATTAGCCCATATAATAACTTTATTATCATTGTAAGATATTAATTCTAATAATGCGTCTAACCTGTTATTTTTTATATCTATAATGCTATCTGTATCAGTCTTTACAAAACCACATAACATAGTATGTAATCTTAATAATTGTGTCATTACAGAATTAGCTGTTACTGTTTCTAAATCATTTAAGGTAGCTAACGCATCTTTTTTCATTTCTTTATATAGTTTATTTTGCTCAGGTGTTAGTTCTACGTAATGCTTGTTATAAATTTTATCGGGTAAATCTAAACAGTCTTTTTTCAAAACTCTATAACTATGTTGTTTTGTCAATTTTTTAAGTTCTTCTAAGTTTCTAAAACTTTTAATTTCTCTAAAACTATGTGATCCTACAGACCTAGATACAACTTCTGCAAAATGGTTTTGAAAAGCGTAAAAAGATTCATAGCCTAAAATGTTAGTATCTAAAAATTTAAACTGTGTATAAAAATCCATAGGTGATTTAGTAATAGGAAACCCTGTTAATATTCTTTTAAACTTTGCCTCATGGCTTATTTTTAAAAGATTTTTAGTTCTATTAGCTTTTGGATTTTTTATAGTGGTGCTTTCGTCTATAGCTAATAAACAGTCTGTAGACCTTACAAACTTTTCTGTAAAGGTTTTACCTTTTTGAGAAGAAAAAGCCTCAACGTTTATTATTAATATCCTTAGTTTATCGCTTTCTGTAAATAGTTTTAATAAAGCTTCTTGCTTTCTTTTTGTAGGTGCTGCTTTCCATAAAGCAATATATGTTTCTACATGATCTGGCATATGAGCAGGTATTTCTTTTTCTAACCAGTTTAGATAAACACCTTTAGGTGCAATAATAACTGCTGTATTAATAGCTCCTCTATCATATAAAATAGCTATATTATCAATTAATACTTTAGATTTACCTGTGCCCATCTCCATAAAATAAGCATAAGAACGTTTATTCCAACTTTCTTTTAAAGCTTTATGTTGATGTTCATAAGGAACAGTTTTAAACTTATACATAATTTCTTCTCTCTGAAAACTAATATACTATAAAAAATAATAAAACGCTTTACTTTGATATACTTTTTTTATAAATTATAAAAACTAATTAATAACTAATAGAAAGGTAGAAAGAATGAAAGATAATTATGTGTATGTTGTTCAGGAAACTCCGGGCAAAAACATACTAAAAGCAACTTCATTTGGCAATCTTGATGTATTGTTACCTGCTAATACTAATATTATGTTCAGTAGTATACCAGTTATTAGGAAGTTAAAACGTAAACTTGTTAATTTCAATCCCGAGGAAGATTATCTATTATTAATAGGCGACCCTTCTGCTATTGGGATATGCTGTGCTTTGATAGCACAAAAATTTAGCAAGTTTAAAGTTTTAAAGTGGGATAGAGAAACGCAAGTTTATTATCCTGTATCATTAGACCTAGAAGCAAAGGAGGACTTACATGAAGGAATCGAATGATAATCTAACTGCAGAGTTCTTTGAACAAGATGTTGATTGGAAAAATGCTACTACTGATGATGAGATGAAAGGTGTATCTGACCTTGCTCAGAAACAAGTAGAAGCAAAAAATAAGGTTGACCAACTTACAGAAGAACTTAGTTTAGCTAAAGAAGAACTACGAGACATTCAAGAAAGGCAACTGCCTGAAAAGATGGCTGAAGTAGGCTTTAGTGAAATTAAATTAAATAACGGTGTTAAAATCGTTATTCAAGACTTTTATAATGCTCATATATCTAAAGCTAATTCTGAACAAGCTTTTGCTTGGTTAGAAGATAATGGCTTTGGTGACATTATAAAACATGAGGTGGGGGTAAAATTTGGTAAGGATCAATCTATTGATGCTGTCTCTGCTTACGACCAACTCCGTGCAATGGGTTTTACACCTTATAATAATAAAGGTGTGCACTCTTCCACGTTAAAAGCTTGGGTGAAAGAACAAATAGAAAGTGGTAATGGCAACATTCCTACTGATATATTTGGTCTTTTTATTGGTAGTCGTGCAAAAATATCTTAGAAAGAAGGAGGACTTATGTCTGAAGAAAGTAAAAAAAGCACAAATATAGCCGTTTTCGACGATGATCTGCTTAGTGCAGGGACTGGTTTAGAAAACATGACTAGTGATGATTTAGCTATACCTTTTATAAGGGTCTTACAAGCTTTATCACCACAAGTAAATAAACGTGCACCAGAGCACGTTGAGGGGGCAGAAGTAGGTATGTTACATAATACTGTTACTAATGCTATATATGATGGTGAAAAAGGTGTTGAAATAATTCCTTGTAGCTATACAAAACGATACTTAGAATGGATACCTAGGGAAAAAGGTGGTGGTTTAGTTACTGCTGACCATGAGCCTACCATTCTTAGAAGCACTACTAAAAACGATCAAGGTATACCTGTTTTAGAAAACGGTAATACTATTGATGAGACTGCACAATTTTTTATATTGTTGTTAGACCCTAATGAAGGTCCACAGCAATGTGTATTAAGTTTTAGTAGAAGTCAACTAGGAGTAGCTAGAAAATGGAATACTATTTTACGTATGGCTAAGATACAAAACTCTGAAGGTGTTTCTGTATCTGCTCCCATATTTGCTTATAAGTATCTTTTGACTACTGTAGAACTAAGTAATGATAAAGGTTCTTGGTTCGGTTTTAATGTTACTCAAGCTGATCAAATTACCGGTGCTGAAAAATCTTTAGCTTTACAAGCGAAAGACTTTATGATGGCAGCAAAGGCAGGAGACGTAAAAGTAAAACAAGAAGACAGTATATAAGTCATGTCTTTAGCTCGTGATTATGCAAAGTTATTTGCAGGGCTAAGACAGGCTTATGGAAAGTTTACTCAAACATCTGAATTAAGGGATGATGGTAAAGTCGGTGGTAAAGTTATAACTGTATCTGAACAACTGACAGAAAATAGGTTAAGAGACCTATGGGAACAACATTTGAGCGGAGTTACTTCTATAGGTATTGTGCCTATTAACGAAGAAAATTGTTGCTCGTGGGGGGCTATAGACGTTGACGACTTTACTATCGATCTTAAAAAGTTAGCTAAAAAACTTCATCAGATGCAATTACCGTTAGTTTTGTGTAGAAGTAAAAGTGGCGGTGCACATATCTTTCTTTTTGTTTTTGATCCTGTTCCTGCATCTATACTACAAAAAAAGTTAAAAGATATTGCAGCTTGTTTAGGTTATGGTCAAGCAGAGATTTTTCCTAAACAAACTAAACTATTGTTAGATAGGGGGGATAAAGGCAGTGCCTTAAATATGCCTTATTTTGGTGGTGAAGATTCAACAAGATATGCATTTGGTAAAAGCGGTGTAGCTTTAACACCTGAGGAATTTATTGAATACGCAAGTAGCAAAACTATAACATCTAAAGAATTAGAAGAATATGTTGTAGAGGCTTCACAAGATCAGGAATGGTTAGAACAATCTCCTCCATGCTTACAACATTTAATCACACAGGGTTTTCCTAAAGGAACTAGGAACTCTGGTTTATTTAATCTAGGGGTGTTTTTAAGAAAGAAGTATGAGGACGATTGGGAAAAACGTTTAGAGCAAGTAAATATGCAACATATGAGCCCACCATTAGTGGCACAGGAGGTGTTGACAGTTATAAAACAGGTTCAGAAAAAAGATTATTTTTATAGATGTAATGACCAACCTATAGCAGGTCATTGTAATTCAACGGTATGTAGAACTAGGAAGTTTGGTATAGGTTCTTCTGGAGGAACACCACAGTTTAGTAATTTAACAAAACAAAACAGTGATCCTCCGATATGGTTTTTAGATGTTGAGGGGGGTAGATTAGAATTAGAGACAGATGATTTATTAAATCAAAATAGGTTCCAAAGAAAATGTATGGACGCATTAAACGTAATTCCACCTAAAGTAAAAGAAAACGTATGGAGACAACTTATACAACAATTATTAGATACTTTAACTGTAATAGAGATGCCTGACGACGCATCTAACGAGGGGCATTTTAAAGAGTTATTAGAAACTTTTTGCACTGAAAGACCGGCTAGAGAAAGAGATGAAATATTATTGCATAAGCCTTGGACTGATGGTAGTAAAACATATTTTAGGGTAAGTGATTTAGTAGATTATTTAACTAGAAATGGTTTTAAAGAATATGCTAGGAATAAAATAACTTCTAAATTAAGACAAATGGGGGGAGGTGCACATTTTTTTAATATTAAAGGTAAAGGAACAAATGTATGGTATGTGCCTGAGTTTGAAACACAAACAGAAAATTTTTTAATACCGAAAGATATTACCGATATAGAGGAGGAAATATGATTGAATATCAAGGTCATAAAGTTACAGCTAAAGTAAAAGCTAAACATACAATATCAGATTATTTAATGAAAGTGTTCGATGGATTAAAACAAGAACCAGAAGAATTTATAGAGGATTGGGATAATATGTCTGGTAAAGAACAAGAAATGGTAAGTGATCATGTAAGTCTGTTTGAAGACAGAATACATAAATTACTTGGAGTTAAATTTAAAGAAATAATTAGCAGTAATAATTATAAGAAATCAATATAAGGGGAAGATATGTTAGAAATTTTATTTTGGGTTATAACAATATTTATTTTATGGAACTTACTTAGTTTTGTTTTTATCTACTCTAGAAGGTGGGTAGATAGAAATAAACATACTGAGGACATTATAAACTGTAAGTGGGAAAGGAATGATTAAATTTATAAAAGGTGGTCTATCTGGTTTTGATCCTAAGATAGATTATTGGGATGAACCTAACATAAGATTGTATAAAGGTAATTTAGTTAAAGGCAGACCGACTAGAGCTTTTGGGAATAAAAACTTTAATTATGCAGGTAAAGTTTATAAACCAGACCCATGGACAAAACCAATGAAATATATTAAAGATAATCTACAAACACTTATTAAACAAGAACTAAATGAGGAAGTAGAATTTAATTTTTGTTTGTGTGGTTTTTATAGCGAAGAAGGAAAAGGTATCCCTTACCATTCCGATACAGTGCCTACAGAAGAAGATTTAGTAGTTTCTGTTTCATTTGGTGCACCTAGAGTATTTGGTTGGAGACAATATGCAAAAAATATTAAAGATAAAACTAATACCTCTGAAATAGATGTAAGGTATAAACAATTAGATTGCACAAAATATTTTTTATTAGAGGACGGTGATGTAATTATATTTGATGGTAAAAGTCAACTTAAATCTACACATAATATATTAGACGTAGAGGCACCAATAAAGACAAGAATAAACTTAACTTTTAGGACAGGTATATAAATATGTTGCCTGAAAAAACTCAAGTGATATTAGGACCACCGGGAACAGGTAAAACGTCTACTTTATTACAATTAATAGAAAACGAATTAGATAGCGGTGTGTCCCCAGATAAAATTGGGTTTTTTACTTTTACTAAAAGAGCTGTAAACGAAGGTATCGAAAGAGCAATGCATAAATTTTCATTGTCTAAAAAAGATTTACCTTATTTTAAAACATTACATTCTCTGAGCTTTCATCAATTAGGTTTAAATAAAGAAGATGTTTTTGAGAGAACTCATTTGATTGAATTAAACGATAAATTAAATATAAAACTTACAGGTTCACAAAATACGGATGACGGAAATATATATGGTATGTCTAAAGATGATAGATTAATGTTTATAGATAATTTAGCTAGGATGAAGAAAGAATCTTTAGAAGATGTATGGCATGAGGTAGAAGATGCAGTAAATTGGTATGCTTTAGATAGATTTAGTAGAGGGTATGAGGCTTATAAAAAGGTTAGAAGATTATACGATTATACAGATATGCTTTCTTTCTTTTTACAAAGAGGTTATGCACCTAAGTTAGACGCTTTATTTATAGATGAAGCTCAAGATTTAAGCCCATTGCAATGGTCTGTAGTTAATAAGATTATAGAAGGCAGTCATAAAATTTATATAGCAGGTGATGACGACCAAGCCATATATAAATGGGCGGGGGCTGACGTAGATTATTTAATTAATAATTGTAAAAATGCTACTGTTTTAAATCAAAGTTATAGGATACCTAGCTCCATACACAAACTAGCTAGAGACACAGTAGGAAGATTATCTAAAAGAGTTGCTAAATCTTGGAAACCTAAAGAGGAACAAGGACTAGTTAGTTGGGAAAGAGGCTTTGAACATATAGACATGAGTGAAGGAACTTGGCTAGTTTTAGCAAGAACTAATTATTTATTAAATAATATTATAGATCACTGTAAGCATGAGGGATGGTTTTTTGAAGTTAAAGGTAACCCAAGTATTACAGCCATAAAGTTAGAGGGTGTAAGGAACTGGGAAAAATTTAATAGAGACGAAAAATTAAGCAAACAAGATTGTGGAACATTTTTAAGATATATAAAAAAGGTAGCTAAAACACAATTAAAAATGTTTGAAGGAGATGAAAAAGTAGATAGAACTTACGTAGAAAATATAGTTGGTGTTTTACCACGTGGTAGATGGTTTGAATGTTTAGATATGATTTCTATAACAGAAAGAAGTTATTTACAAGCTATGTTGAGAAGAGGAGAAAAAGTTTTAAAACAACCTCGTATTCGTATATCTACCATACATGCTGCAAAAGGAGCAGAGGCGGACAATGTTATATTGTTTACAGATATAACACATAAAGTTTTTAATAATTATCAACGTGATCCTGACGATGAAACCAGAGTGTTTTACGTTGGTATAACAAGGGCGAAAAAGCGATTATATTTAATCGAACCAACAACAAGAAAATATTTTGATTTGTAAAGAGCTTTTTTGTATACTATAATTTTAATCTATAACTAGAAAGGAGAAACTTATGCCAAGTATAAGAAAAAAATTAACTGCTGAGCAAAATCCAAACGAGTGTAAAAATACTCGGATGAATATTTCTCATGCAGGTGTATTCGCTAACTTTAGACCGGATGAGATAGCTCATATGTCTAGATACGAAAAAATTGCATCGTATTTAATAGACGATGCTAAAAAGAAAGGAAGACCTTTAGATACTTTAGAAATAGGGTGTGGAGAGGTATGGGTGTTAAGGACATTATATAAGTCTTTTGTTGTTAAAAAATCAGATGTAGTTGCTTCTTATTGGGGTTACGATATCGATCCTGCATCTTTTCAGGAAATTAGGTATTGGTCTGGTGGTGGTTGTGATCTCGAAGACACTACATGGATTAAAAACTTTAACGCTACTTTAGAAATAAAAGACGTTAGTATTGATCCAATATTACCTCATGAAGATGAATCTATAGATGTAGCTTGGTCTACAGAAGTTATAGAACATATGCCTAGAGAAGCTGTAGAGCCTTGGATATCAGAACTAAGTAGGGTTTTAAGAAAAGACGGGACTGTATTTATCTCTACACCTAATCATGATGGGTCTAACGATAAACTTCCAGAAGATCATATTTACGAGTGGGGCTTTTTAGAATTAAAAGAACTATTAGAAAAATATTTTAATTTAGAGTCAGTGGTCGGTGTGTTTACACAAATGCGTAAATTTAATCAATCTCAAAATGCAAAAGAGATATGGACTAAAGAACAATTATCTATGTTAGAGGAAAGATTTGGTAGACAATTTTTAAGAGTTGCTGCAGCTACTTTTTATCCAGAGACTTCAAATAATTGTTTTTGGAGATTAAGTAAAAAAGACTCTGTTTAATGTTTTTAAAAGAAGAGTTAAAAACTTATTTATATTGGATCGAAGAAAGAGAAAATATAAGAATTCAAAAGGAGGAGTTAAATCAAACTCCTCCTTGGACTGAAGACCCTATATTAAAAGAGTATAAGTTTTGTCAAGTTTTTAGGAACGATGATAGAACTAGTAGATGGTATATAGATAATATACGTAACCCTTTAGAAAATTCTGAAGAAGTCTTTATGGCTACTGTTATATTTAGGTGGTTTAATTTAATCCAAACAGGTGAGACTTTATTAAAACACAACCTACATATTAATTGGGACTCTGAATTAGCAAACGAAAAAATTAGAGAACAGGATCAATGGATTACTGGTGCTTACGTTATTAAAAGCCCAGACGGTTACGATAAGTTAAAAGGTATTAGTTTATGTATTGATTATATGTGGGAGCAAAGAAAAGAAATATTAGCAAAAGCAAACGCACGTCAAAACTCTATGCAGGATATGTGGTTATATATAAAAAGCTTTCCTTTTCAAGGTCCATTTATGGCTTATGAAATTGTAACAGATTTAAGTTTTACTAAATTTGGGAGAGACGCTAAAGACAGATTAACATGGGCTAATGCAGGTCCCGGAGCAATGAGAGGTTTAAACAGGTTGACAGGTAGAAATTTAGATTTTAAAAAGAAGTCTCACGACTGGGTAGGTGAGATGAATGAACTATATAAAATATGCAGGTATTTATTACCTAAAAGCATTTTTAACTCTAATAGACATCCTTTTGAGTTAAGAGAAGTAGAGGGAGGTTTATGTGAGTTTGACAAGTATTCAAGAATTTTAAAGGGACAAGGTAGGACAAGGAGTAAGTATGCATACAATACAAGCATTTAATGTAAACGATGGTTTTTATAAAGGACTTGATATGTTCGGTTATAGAGGCAATTACATTGAACAAGAAACTAGAAATGGTAGGGTATGGGAAATACAATCACCAGTTTGTATTTCTTATAAATACCCAAACGTAAGAGTTTTACAAGACCCTTATAGAGACTGTAATCCTTTTTTTCACTTAGCCGAAAGCTTATGGATGTTGGCAGGTAGAGGAGATTTAGCTTCTATGGAACATTATGTTCCACGTATGCGGGAATACAGTGATGATGGAAAAACTTTATGGGGAGCTTATGGGTATAGGTGGAGATGGATGTTTGGCACAGACCAATTAAAAACGATAATAAGAATGTTAAAAAAGAACCCTGATGATAGACGTTGTGTTTTACAAATGTGGGGAGCGGAAAAAGATTTAAATCATTTAGAAGGTGAGGGTAAAGACGTCCCATGCAACACACAAATATATTTCAAAATTAGAGACGGTGCTTTACGGATGACTGTAACTAATCGGTCTAACGATTTAATATGGGGTTGTTTTGGAGCCAACATGGTTCACTTTAGTGTATTACATGAATACATGGCAGCAATGATCGGAGTTAAATTAGGAACTTATTACCATTTTACAGATAACTTACATTTATATATAGATTTTCCTATATGGAAAGATAAAGTTTCTAAGATAAGTGTAGGAGTAGGTTTACATAATTATAACGATAAAAAGTATGCTGAAGCTTTACATGAAAAAACTATACCTTTAGTTAAAGACACTAAAACTTTTGATAAAGAACTTAAGTTTGTTTTAGACGGTGATTATAGGCAGGACGTTAAATTAAATAATGTATTTTTAGAGCGTGTTGCTATACCTGCTATCAAAAGTTGGAATTTATTTAAAGAACATAAATTTAGAGAATCAGTAGAAATGGCTGAAACTATTCTTCAAGAGGATTGGAGATTAGCCTGTAGTGGTTATATAAAAAGGAGAACTTAAATGACGGGTAATAATTATAAATTAATAGAAGACTTAGCTTGGGGCGATGTCGAAATACTTAAAGAGGCAGAGAAGTCTTATGGCACTAGTTGGAAACAACGTGGTGGGGTAGGAGCTTTTATGATGTTAGCTCGTAAGTGGGATAGATTAGAAAACCAAGTTAAAAAACATGGTTGGGATGTTTTCCAAACTGCGTTAGAAGATTCTAGGGCTGAGGGTATTTTAGACGATATAGGGGATTTAAGAAGATACTTATTATTAGTTGAGTCGCATATATTTGACCAAATGGCTAAAGAAAAAATATCTAATGAGTCTACAAAGAACACTGTTTAATCCAGATACAGACTGGTCTATACCGGACACTTTACCAAACTTAACAAACTGTAAAGAGTTTAGTGTCGATTTAGAAACTAGAGATCCTTCATTAAGGACTAAAGGTTCAGGTTGGGCTAGAAAAGAAGGAGAGATTATAGGTGTTGCTGTAGGGTGGGAGAGCGGTGAAATTTATTTACCGTTCTCTCATTTAGGCGGTGGTAATTTAGATAAAGAAATAGTTTATAGATGGTTAAAAAAGCAATTAAATTCTAAAGCTACTAAAGTTTTTCATAACGCTGTTTATGATTTAGGTTGGTTAAAAGCTGAGGGTTTTAATATAGAAGGTAATATAGTTGATACTTTAGTTGCCGCACCTTTATTAGATGAAAACGCATTTTCATATTCTTTAGATAATCTAGGCGAAAAGTATTGTGGTCAGAAGAAAGATGAGAGTTTATTAGATGAGGCTTTATTATCTTATGGTTTAAATAATAAAGGTGATATGTGGAAATTACCATCTAAGTATGTAGGTTCATATGCAGAAAGAGACGCTAGGCTTACTTACGATCTATGGAAAGTTTTAAAACAACAAATAGCTGAAGAAAATTTATCTAAAGTATTTAAAACAGAAATGGATATAGTTCAGCTTGTTATTGAAATGAGAATGATGGGGGTAAGGGTAGACTTAGAAAAAGCAGAAAAAATTATGCATGACTTATCTATAAAAGAACAAGCGATTTTATTAGATATAAAAAGACAATATGGAGTAGAGGTTGATATATGGGCTAATGCCTCTATACAAAAAGCCTTTGATAAAAATAGTTTACATTACCCTTATACAGAAAAAGGCTCACCAAGTTTCCAAGCTAATTGGTTAGAAAACCATGAACATCCTTTACCAAAAGCTATTGCACGTGCAAGAAAATATAATAAAGCAGGTGGGACTTTTATCAAGAAAATGATATTTGATCATGAAGTAAATGGAAGAATACATGCTGAAGCACATAGTTCAAGATCAGAGCTTGGTGGAACGGTAACAGGTAGGTTTAGTTATTCTAATCCAAACTTACAACAAGTTCCCGCAAGAGATCCAGAAATAGGTCCAATGATAAGATCTATATTTATTCCTGAGGACGGACAAGAATGGTGTTGTTTTGATTACAGCCAACAAGAACCAAGAATAACAGTTCATTTTGCACATAAATTAAAAATGGTTGGTGCTGAACAAGCAGTTAAAAGTTATAAAGAAGGTAATGCTGATTTTCACCAAATAGTAGCAGATATGGCAAACATACCCCGTAAACAAGCTAAAGATATAAACTTAGGGCTTACCTATGGGATGGGTGTAAGGAAGCTTATAAACGAGCTAGGGGTCTCTGAGGAGGAAGGTAACGAGCTTTTAGCCCAATACCATACTAAAGTTCCTTTTATTAAAGGTCTAATGGATTATTGCACTAAGTTAGCTTCTGATAGAGGGTATGTAAAAACATTAGGTGGTAGAAAAGCAAGGTTCGATAGATGGGAGCCAAGTGGTAGTTATAACGAAGTAACACCTCTGCCAGAACAAAAAGCTATAGAAGAATATGGATTTGATTTAAAAAGAGCATTTACTTATAAAGCATTAAATAGATTAATCCAAGGTTCTGCAGCAGACATGACTAAGTTAGCAATGTTAGAAGTTAGAAAAGAAGGTATCGTGCCTTTATTGCAAGTTCATGATGAATTAGACTTTTCTTTAGCTACCCAAGAAGAAAAAGAAATAGTTAAAAAAGCTATGATTAATTGTGTTAATTTAGAAGTTCCAATGGATATAGATATGGAAGTTGGTAAAAGTTGGGGTGAAATAAAATGAATTGTTGGCATTGTGATACACAATTAATATGGGGTGGAGACCATGACATAGAGGAAGAAGACACAGAATACATGATGGAAACTAATTTAAGTTGTCCAAAATGTCAATCACTAACAATAGTATATTTACCAAAGGAGAAAAAATGCAAGGTATAAACCAAGATATAAAAGATGACCTAGAAAGAGAACAATATCCAATTATATGGAATATGAGAGCTATGGGTAAAACTTATGAAGACATAGCTTATGAGTTTAATTTAAGTAAACA